GGGAGATCCTAATCGAACAACCTGTTTATCTGGATTGTAAATCAATTTTACAATAACAAATGCAGTATCAGTCATTGTATTTGTACTTGTCCATTGTCTAGCCAATGGTATATCAGGATCTTGTAAAATCTGTATAGCTGTTTGTGCGGTGTTGACTCCACTACTAGAACCATCGTTAAATTTATAGACATACATATTGCCAGCAATAGTAGTATCAACCTGCGGAGGATTTGCGTTATTAGTTAAACTAACAACTTTTGTTTGATCTACACCATCAAATGTAATCAATCTATTATCGATGTACATATCACCGAAACTAATCGTACCAGTATCTGTAGCTTCTGCACACGCCATTACATACCACATTGTTTTGTTATCTGTGCTAATAATAGCATCAACCATTACACTGCCATAATAACCAGAGCCATATAATAGAGGCACTTTGTTTATAGTACTAGGAGTTAACTGAAAACGAGCACTAGGGGCATCACCGCCTGCGGCTTTTGTTCCAGCTCTATTGCCTACTAATTTGCTTATACCAATAGCTAATACCGTTCTTGCTACCATAGCACCGATACTGCCGCTTGTTAGCCAAGCTCCAGCAACAGCTAATGAACCACCAAAGGTTACAAATGCGGCAGTAATTACTGCGGCCCATCCTAATGCTTTCTTAAACCATCCCATTATGGTTGCTCCTGTACGTATGCGTCTGTTGTTTGAGTAACTGACGTTGTTGAACTTGCTTGACTTGTTGTTGTTGTGCCTGTTAGTGGCTTACCACCAAAATCAAACTATTGATCCGCTAACGAATATATTTGGTCCATACTCGTATCTGTTGGATCGTATTCTTTCCAGCTAACTGGATTAGTTTTTCTACCAGATATGCGATTTTCTAGTACACTTTTATATGAACTTGCATTTAATACAACAGTAAAGTTATCATCACTTTCTTGCCTATCTTCTGTAATAGCATAGTTAGTTACAATACCAGTAAAGCGTTGTGCAGTGCTAGTCAATACATAATTATTAGCAACATTGCCATCACCACCATAAAATCCTCTAGTGATTTCTAATTTACTACCGCGAATTTTTGTATCTAATACAGTAGCTACATTTGTATATGTTGGTATGCCGCTAATGCTTACGCTAGTGTCTGCTGACGTAACACGCATATCACGCTGTTGTTGACCAACAGCCATTAAGCCGCCAAGCGGCGTATAAATTTGATTATTAATTGTTTGAAACTGATAAGCACTGCTAAAAGTATGAACTTCAACTTCATACGCTGTACCATTACCAGATCCAGTAGCATTAGCTAAAAATACAGTGCCCACAGTATTACTTGGTGCACCTATACTTGTCCAATTTGTAGTACCAGCAACTTTAATTTCATATGCCGTGTTAGCTACAATACTAGTAGCTACTACAGGAGTAATATCATCGTATATAGTTAATCTTACAAACTCTGCATTGTTTACTAATGGTTTATTATTGGCAACTGCTGAAATATTTTCCATTACGCGGCTCCAACAAATTCGTATAACTGAAAGCTATCAGACCATTCTAATATTGCGTTGTTAGTAGTTGTTGTACCACTACCGGCGTAGCCGCCTGGTATCAACTTGTACGTAGGCATATTAGGGCAAAACATATTGAACTGGCAATTGTTACCAACAATAATACCTTGCCCGCCTACACCAGCTGTAATAATATTTGGTCTGCTAGTTGTAACAGTTACACTTCCAGCACTGCCACGCAATACTTGTGTCGTACTTGTATATGGATAAGGATTAACACCACTAGATCCAATCTGAATTAAATCATTTGGTTCAAACAATACTGTACCTGAGCCAACTGCAGGCAAACCATTTAGCACTAATTGATTTCCTATAAAAGATGATACAGTCAGTCCATTTAATTGAGTTTGATTTAACGCACCTTGATATTTATATATCCAGCTTAACTGAGGAACGTTACTAAATGTGATTACTTCTGGTGTAATTCGATCTAATGTATCTAATGCTTCCATCAAACTGCGCCATTCATAATATCTTAAACTAGTTGGCATATCTAATGTAAATTTCCAGGGATTCTTAGTTGGTGTTTGACTTACACGTGGTATTTCGTTTCGTGTAAACTGTATGCCAACAACTTTGCGGCGATCTATTGCTAGACCGTTGCACTTGTTAATAATTGTTTGTAATCCGGCCATTTCTTATCTTACTCCGTATGATACTTCTTTTCTTGCAAGCTCTACTGTTCCAAATAGTGCTTTACGATTTTCTGCAAACAATTGTGCAACTGATTTAGCATCCATTGCGCTTATATTGTTTGTAATATATGTATTACCGCCACCACCCGATCCGCCACCGCCGCCATTAGGTACGATTGTTCCTGCTGTCTTGGGTACGAACAGCTCAGGTCCGTTCTCGCCAACAATGCTTGCTTTACCTACTGGAGGCTGACCACCACCTGCAAAGAAGCCACCGAAGAAGCTTCCAATCGTACTCAATATACCACCAGCACCACCAGCACCTTTAAAGGCTGACATTGCCATTGCCGCTTGTGTTCTTAATTCAATCTTTAATAAATCTTTGATAACACTTGTAGCAAAATCACCAAAGCTCATTTTACCTGTATCGACAAACTTGTCGATTGCACTGTTCATACCCTGTGTAACTACAGCAAACTGTTCACCAGCAATTTTATATGCATTGGTTGCATTATCTAAGTAACTATCAAATGCATCTTGCCATCCTGTAGCCCAATCACGACTTTGCAATGCATCAACTTGTTTAACTTTGCGTAATGCTTCGCTCTTAGCATACATTATTTCTAATTCACTATTCATCTGCTGTATGTTTCTAAAACCATCTTCTGTTTCAAACACAGACATAATTTTACCCGCGGCTTGCGCTTGGAATTCATCAATTGCTTTATTTACATCGTTCAACATTTGCTGGGCAGGAGATTGGCCGCGTTGTGCGTTTTTATAACCAATATCTTGCATCTGTCTAGCGATATCGCCGTGAATGCCACTAGTTGTGCCGGCAAGTTCTTGTTGAAGTTGCATTTGTTGCGTAATCAACTCAAGCGTATTAGCTCGGTCTTTTTCAATCATTCTTGCTGATTGTGCTTTTTCAATGTAACTAACAACTAAGCCTTGTTGCACACCATACTCTTTGTTGACTGCTTCAATCTGTGCTGTAATTTCTTTAGCTAGTCCAAGCTTCTTTTCATCCGGTGTTAAGTTTGCTAGTTTATCTTGCAATTGTGTTATTGCGGCAACACGCTTTTCTTCTAATTCGTATATGCCTTGAATTACTTCACGTTGATCCTCAGATAGTCCTATTAAGCTTGCTTCAAGTGCTAATTTTATATTAGTCTGTTTATTTTGTTCTTTAAAGTTCTCTGTAATCTGTTGTACATCTGAAATTTGTTTAGCTATACCACTAGGAACGTCTTTGCCGCCGGGCATTTTTGGCGCAGGATATCGCTTTTTAAGTCTATCTGTTTCATCGCCTGTATCTGGGCCTTTATACGCTTCCGGAGCAAAACCTGCTAACGCCTTTAATTTATTGTATGCAGAACTTACAGCGCCTATAAATTCATCAATAATATCAACTTTGAAGACCGACAATATAATTAATCTAAGTGCTTCAAACGCACCATATATGATACCTATAGGGCCTAATAATTTAGGTAAGAACTTAGTAGCAAAAAGCGCAATAGTAACGCCAACTTGTTTAAGAATAAACAATGCACCTTGCAACTTAGAAGTTAATAATACAATTCTGCCAGCGAGCGTTCCACCGGCAGTGCCTAATAAAACTACTGCACTGCCTACCTTAGTAAACACCGGCAAAGCTTGTTTTACTACGTGATAGAATGCCATAAATCTAAATGTTTGTGTAGCTGTTGCCGCAGCCAGTGTTGCAAATGCGCCACCCACTGCTAATGCTAATGCTCCTAACATTTGTAGACCTTTAGCCGCAACAGCAATACTACCTAGTGCAACACTCATTTCTACAATAGCTTTAACTATCTTATCTATTTGTTCTGGCTCTAACTTATTAACAAAGTTTGCTAATGGCTCAATTGTTTTTAATATGCTTTGCTGTAAAGTTTTAAAAGCCATATCTAATTTGTTTTGTAAATCAGCGGCAGCTTTGACGCTACTTGCATATGCTTCGCTTTCTTTTGTAGCTTGTGCAAACTGCGAACTTACACCTGTTAAACTGGTGGTACGTAAACTTTTACCAAACAATTCTGTTTTTAATCTTGCTTGTTCGCTAAGGTCGCCAACTTTACCAATGCCATCAATTGTTTTTACAAATAAATCTTCAGAGCTTAGTGTTCTTAAATCATTTAATGATACACCAATACTAGCAAATGCGGCTTGCGCTCCTACTGCGCCATCACCTGCTTTACCAATAGTTTCATTAAATTTTAGTAATGCTGTATTAGCATCATCTGCTGTACCACCATTTAATGATACTGCTCTACTAAAACCAAGAATTTTATCAACTGCAATGCCAGTAGCATCACTTACATCTTGTATAGCGTCTGCAAACTGTATTGTTTTAGTTATAAGACCAGTTAGTGCTATTCCTGCAATTGCAGTTTTTAATTTAGCAAAGCTATCATTGACGGCTTTAACTTGTGTTTCAACTTTCTTTAAAGAAGTAACTGCACCACTAGAATTGACCGTGATTGTATAACTTAAATCTGCCATTTTATTTCTTTCTTAATATCTCTGTCATACGCTTTTCTACGAACTGTTCTGTAGGCTTAGTCATACCATCAGGCGCTTGTTTACTAAAGCCCTCATCTAATTTCTGTGCATAGTTATAACCAGCAACAATTTTGTTACCACTTAGTCTAGTTTTTCTTCTAGCATTGCCGCTACGTATAGGCGTGCCTTTTACGAATTCAGTAAAAGCTTCTTTAGGCAAATTACTAATTTGCTTATTGATGCGTTTCAAACTAGCGGTGATATCGTCTTTTATTGTTACAGACATTACTGATCCTTATTCTTATTAAACATAGTCAATAATTCATCTGTAGTATACTCAGGAGTAGGATCCATACCATTGTTCATCTGTTTCTTGTGATGATAGTTTTCAAATGTCATAGCCATATCCATAATATACAAATCAAATGTATTACTTTTATTCAATACTTCACTAGGTAGCATACCATAACGCTTACCTAATCCATCTATAGTCAGTATGAGAGCCATCTTTTCAGACTTAGGATCAATACTGTCTTGAGTTACTTTCCCAGTAGCTCAGTCACCTTACCAATAGCCTTCATTAAAACGTGTGTAGGTAGCATAGCATCGTCTTTTAATATTTCTTTACCCTTATCATCAAGGATCAGTGTTCGAACAATACCAATAATACCTGCTGTATCATTACCACTTGCGTTTGCTAACTTCATAAACACGTCCATAGGTTGACGATCCCAAGTCCAGAATTCGATTGGTTCACCGAATTCTTTGATGGTATCTTCATCATCGATATGAATGTCTATTAGTTGGGGTTTTGCTGTAAGCTGTGAGAGTTTCATTTGTTATATCCTTTAAATTATTGTAATGTATTTATTCGTTTTCATTTAGTTGTTCTAATAGTTGATTTAGAAGTGCTAATCTGAATGCTTGTTTTGCTTTTAGTTGTTTGATTGTTGCCATCATATTGTCTAACATAGGCATCATCTTTGCTTCATCTGCAATAAGACTACGCAATTTTTCTTCATTTGTTTTATACCATACTTGTTCTTGTTGTGTCATTTGTTTGCTTTCAATAAAAAAGGAACACTGTTTAAAGTGTTCCTTGTTTTACTCAATCATTAGATTAAGGGTTAGCTGCCGCAACCATCGAACCATTAACAGCTAGTGTCATTGGTGTCACCCATACAGGTGCATCAGGACTTACTGTTGGTGCTAATGAACTGATGTAGCCTTGACCAGCGTAGTAGTAAGCATTTGCTGTTGCATTGCCACCATTCATAACTAGTTTAAACTGCACTTGAACTTTGTTATTTGATAATCCTGCAACGCCATATTCAGTGGCCGTAGCAGGAGATACTGGATCTGTACCGAAATACACAGTACCATCAATAACCATATTCACAGAAATTTCATTATCTGCTGGTGTCGTTAGTTTTTGCATATCACCAGAACAGAAATCAATGTATGAATAGATACCTGTACTGTTAGTGATAGTAACGTCTTGTAAGCAAGTTACACTTAATGTATTTGCTATGTTACCCCAGTTAGCACTGTTGCTAATAAGGTCTGTACTTACCAATAGTGTTGGTTGAGTACCTGTTGTGTTTACCGTAATTCTTGCCATTATAGTCTCCTTGTATGTTGGCGTTATGTATTAAATTCCATTCGTAGCATTCTGAATGTCCAGGTATGCTTCTCTGCTTGTGTTGGTCCATACGTTCGAACCTGTTCAAAATCTCTTTCAAAGTATCCATCCATTAGTTGTACGCCATCATCTTTGATAGCTGTAACTAAATTGCCAATAATAGCATTAACTGCTGTATTGTATGGATCGTCTTGATAAGAAATATATGTTATATTAAATTCATCGTATGCGTGATATATTGCACCACAGTATTGTATTCCAAGTTGATGAGGATTTCTACTGACTAAATGTACGTCACTTATGTAGATACCATATCGTACAACTTCACTATCACTAGGGAAGTCATCAAATATAGGTATGTTCCACGATGTAGGTATATCACGCCTTGTGACAGCAATAATTTGTGATTGCTTTACATAAGGTTCGTTCAATACACTATAAGTAACTTCAGCCATTAGAAATATCTCCTATCTCCATTGAAGTAATCAACGTCTGCTGTCCAATTTTCTTCAAGCTTTGTCGTTGGGCCTTGAGGATTATCCATATATAAATCATAGAAATTCATCAACTGCAACGCTTTTGTCCATTCATCTTCACATCGCTTTTTAGCGAATTCATAATTCTGAACATCAACCTCATTCATATTAGACACATCGGTTACTAAACTTTCATAGAAAACTAGTATTGCACCGAACGTGTCTAAGCGAATTAATGTTTGGTCACTCTTAATGAGTAGACTTGGATTGAAACTTGAAATCAACTGACCGTCTGGCAGATTAGCATAATAGTAAGCACCCAACACTGTGTCGCAGTATTTCTGCCACCATCCGAACTCTAACTTATAAAGCCACTCTTGTGAACCGACCTTAAAGTATGGAGCCCAATCAACATTAAGCGCACTAGCTCTACGCTCCGCTGCCGGATCGTAGAACATAATGTCCTCTACTGTTGCATTTGATATTCGTTGATATGGTACTGACATATTATATTATTCCTAGACTTAATTCAAATTAGTTTTGAAGGATGTTAATAGCTCCGCCTCTACGCAAGTCACCAACGCCAGAACCGAAGTATCCAACACCAGTTAACCAAATCTGCAAGCCACCTGGGATTTCACCAGTTTTAAGTTGCAAGCCTTCTTTCATTACTGTAAAGATTGCGCTATCGCCCATATAAGCACCAACTAGTACTGGCAATGAAGCTTGACCTACAACAGTACGTGAAGCACTTTGTAAGAATGTAGTGAACATAATCATACAGCCATATACTGATTCAATACGACCTGTTGTTAGTAATTCATTACCAAGAGCAGATAGGTTAGAACCACCACTTTGTGATACTGCACCGCCAGTTAGTTCAGCTAACAAACGATTCAAACTAGAACCAACTTGATTACCAGTGTAACCTGCTTGTGTTTGTGCATCACCATTGCTATCCATAACGATAACTGGTGTACCAGGCATACGAGCTACTTTAAAGTTCTGCTTGATTAAACGAACAGTATCTAAAATAGTATTTGATGTGAAACCATCAGTCCAAGTACCACTAGTGTTAGTAGCACCGATAATTTCCATAGCACCTAATTGCAAGACACGATCAAAACCGTCAGCACTTGTTGCGTAGTATGTATTACCAGGAGTTGCTTTGAATGATAAGAACGCCGCTGTAACACGTTGGTCTACCTTCTCAGCGAAACTCTCGCCAAGTTCAGCACCTAATGTAGCTGCCAATGTGAAGGACGTGGTCCAACCATAAAAAATATCAAACGCTGTTTGTGCAACTGCAGGAGTTGCTGTAATTGTACCTTGACCTAATGCAGGATTCTGTACAACTGCGTTACCAACGTTACTGAATGTACCGCCAGCATTGCTAGAAGGATTATAGTCCTGATATGTGATTGGTGCAAAGTTAGGTACTAAGAATGTTTGACCCTGTGTAGGTGCAACAACGTTAGTAAAGTTAACTAGACCGTTAGATTCGTGCATAGCACGTAATGCGAAATTTGAAATCGCTGTTGTAAAACCATCGCCCTCATTATTTGGGCCGCCTAATGTATATGCCATTATATTTTCCTTAAATTAAATTTTGTTGGCTTCAGAGCACCTTACGACTTGAACTAGATACTGTTGCTGATACGCCTAGACCTTTTAAGCCTACACCTTTACCTAGTCCATTCTTGTTAGCCCACGCATTGAATGCGGCAGGATCACGTGAATAGTCTGGTATAGTTTCTTCTAGTGCACCAGTAAAACTACCTTGTCCAGGTCTTAAACCAGATCCAGAATTGGAATTGCTCTGTCTCAATAGCTTAGGATTACCCTGAGCTACTTCTTGTACCAATCCCTGGATTGTAAGTGGCATACCATCGCTACCATAACGTTCTTGACCTTTTTGATTGACGATAGCATAAGTGCCATCATCGTTCCATTGAATATTGTTCTTAACTTTATTCAATGCATAATCAATCAAATCAGTATCAAACTTGTCACCCATTGCCCGCTGAATATCGCTATCAAGTTCCTTCTCACGCAATGCTTGCTCTTTACGTGCAAGATTTTGTGATAGTTCATTAAAGCGTTCGTGCAGGTCGTTAGTTGTTACACGTCCGGACGTTTGTTGTACTTTAGGCTGTTCCACTGGCTGTACGTTGCCACCGAGTTGTTGAGCAGATGTTCTAGCAACATAAGCAAGAGCATCTTCTACACTAGTAAAGTTTGTGCCACTAGCATTGCTAAGTGCAGTCAATAAACTTTGTGTAGTACTCTTACGAATAGCACCAGGATTTACCTGTTCTGTACCACCTTCTTGTGTTTCCACTGACTGGTTAGTATTAGTCTGGCTGTCGTTGCCAACGAAAGATTGTTGATCCATTTAATTTTTTCCTTGATTGTTCGTAATCACCGAGTTTGTATTGTATTTATTACAATTAGTTTTTAGGTAGTATTATCTACCTGCTGTACCACCTAGCAATAGCGCAGGTGCTACTTGATTTGGATAGTAGGTTAACCCTACGTCTGTTACTGGAGTACCCGCACCACCTAATATACTTGTGTTATCTGGTACTCCATTTTCATCATCGTATTCAGCTTGTTCTTTACCATCACCTTCTTCGCCGTATTCTTCGTGCGTAGGTATCATACTAGGTTCTAAATCTCTGCTCAGTACTTGGTCATTGTTTTCTTGCATCAATGCTTTTAACTGACCATCTTGAATAGTATTGATGAACACTTGCTCGTATTCTGGTATGTCTTCAGCAGGTGATAATAATGCAATAATTTCTTTTGTAATCAATGATTTAACTATCTCATTATCACCAGCTAACTCATTAGCAGATTTAATCAATGCCATACGATAGTTAGTGTCGTGTGCTTCATAGTCAGTGTTGTAGTGTACTTCTCCAGCCCAACGTTGATCCATAAAACGTGCCGCATAAGTGTAAATCATTTCTTCTGTAACTTCCATCAGTCTAGCTTTACTCTTTGCTAATCTGTGTAATTGTTTACGTTCTTCGATGATAGCAACACCACTTGCTATTTGGTTCTTACTTGTACGTAAGCCACCTAATCCAGTCAGTGCTTCTATCTGTTCTAGTATGTTATCTTGTGTTCTAATGATTGCGTCTACGTCACCAGTATCAATAGCTATAGCTTCGATCTGTCCTTCGTTAGCACGAACAATAGCACCTGCGTGTACTGGAACACTAATGCCTTTATCTGCACGAATGATCGTGTGAGCAAATTGCAATGCTGTATACTTCTCGCATTCTAGTTTATAATATTCTTTTTGTGCGTCACTTGCACTATCGATATCACTTACGCCACATTCCATAGTTCTAGGGTCTCTGCGACCATATGCTATGAATACTGGTAAGCTCATACCAGGTGGATACATACCTTCGCCTATGCGTTCTGCTGGTTGATTTTCTTTACCAGGCCCTTTTTCTACTTTGTAGCTATGCCAATAGCTTGGAGTTACTGCATCACCTAAATAATAGCATTTGATATAGTAACAATCTTCTTCTTCCATCTCTTTGATTTTAACATATTTGAGCAGTGGTCGACCACCGTAGTAGTCAAACTCCCAGTCCCATACATCCAATGGGCTAATGGCACACACATATGGTCTACCAAGATTCCCTTCTGTTGCTTGGGGCATATCGACTGCGACCCAACAGTGCCCAAATATACTTGTTAAATCTCCTACACCTTCCATAAAGCCATTCATACTACGATTAGTTAGATCGGCATCTAATTGAAACAAATCGATCCATTCGTTATTCTCAGGAGCAATGTGTTTACCTTGTGGTGTACAGAATTGTAAATTGCGTTTGATGCCTGGCTCAAACAATACATCATTGATAGTGTCAACAATGTAACGACAGATAGGCTGTGCTACTGTGTTAGCTACTAAATCAAGATAGAGTGTACTATCTTCACTAGGTCTTTTCTTGCGAACAGCTTGCTTGAAAGTAATGCCGCCAAGATATGCGTACTGATATGATAACATCTGCAAATAGATATTATCATACACTGGATTGCGTTTTAGTAAATCACGATTATTGTGCATTGTTGTGTCTCTTTATATTGCCTAGGGCGAAATGGTGCATAATGTATTTATGCTTAAGGTTTAAGCTTACACTTATCTCCGTGAAATCTAGCGTAAACATTGTTTGGTATTGATCGATTGCAGTACTTGCATAATGTTGC